TCCGTTTTCGTTAAGACTTTTAACGAGCCTGGCATTCTTATGTTCGTTGGCTGCGTTCGTATCAAACACCATTACGCTTATGGTATAAGTCCATTCTGGCAGAAATTCCGTAGATATGATTCTTATGATCCTGCGTTTGCTCATATCTCTGAGCAGCCTGTTTATAGAAAGCAGATCGCTGTTATTTCCGATGATTCTAGTGAGGATGTTATCGGCTTTAATGAGCCTTTTGTCGAATATAGGAAGCCTATTGATCTCATTACCGGAAACCTCAGGCATAAAACCGGTCAGTCTGATATTAATGCCTGGACTTTCTCTGATATTGTTACAGGCAGCGATACGGTAGATCCTGTTACTTATTATCCTGAAAAGCAGGAAGAAATTGTTCAGTGTTGCGTTGATTATAATTCTAATTTACCTGATTGGGTTTTCATCGGCGATTTCAAGATTAATCTCACTCGTACTGGCCCTATGCCTTTATACAGCATTCCAGGCATGATAGATCATCTTATAGCTTAAAGCTTGCTATCGATGTGCTGAGGGGGGTTTTTGCTCCTTAATTGCCCCCCTCCATATCTGAAAGGATATTTTTATGGAAGAAGTTTCAAACGGTTATCAAGAAGCCTCGCAGGCTGTTGCTAGGAACGCGGAAAGCGCTTCTATTTTCAACAACTTTGTCGGCGATCTTTTAGGCTTCGATTCTACTTATAGCTCAAGAGAGCAGTATTTAGCCGCTCGTATGCAGAATGAATTTAACAGTGCCGAAGCGATAAAATCTCGTAATTGGCAGGAATACATGAGCAATACAGCAAACCAAAGAGCTGTTAAGGATTTAGAAGCAGCAGGCTTTAGTCCTCTTGCCCTTCTTTCTAATACTTCCAGCGCCTCCTCTCCTGGCGGCGCTACCGCTTCATCCGGTGGCTCCTTTGGAGGCTCTGGCAGTAAATCTAGCGAGATAATGAAAGGCCTTTTGTCTACAATGCTTATGCTTGGTATGTCATCCGCTAATATGATGACTAAAATGAATATTGCAGCCGCCACAAATGGCACACGGTTAAAAATTGCAAATAATAGGCTTGCTATTCTTGCTAAAAAATAGCGCGTGAGCGCGTGCGCATAGTAATTACTTGATATAATCTATGCGCATTCATACCAAATACTTAATATGTGTACTCGTCCTTTACGTTATTGGCAGTCTGATAAGGTTAATCCTGATACAGGTAAATTCTATGGCTTTATTACGGGCTATGATTTTCCTTATGCCATTTCCGAAGATTTCATCAAAAGAGGCTTCGAGTGTTCGCCTAGTTACATTACTTATGATTTTATTGAAGTTCCCTGCGGTAAGTGTCCTGAGTGCTTACAGAAAAAGAAGCTTAATTGGATAGCTCGCTGTCTTGCTGAAAAAGAGACTTCTAACAATGCTTATTTCATAACTTTAACCTATGATGATTCACACATTACTCACCATTTGTTTCCAGAGATTACTGAAATTCAAAAGTTTATTAACCGTTTGAGGAAATATATTAAATGCAGGTATTTGGCTGTCGGTGAGTTAGGCGATAAGTCTAATCGCAGCCATTATCACATGATTTTGTACACAGAAGAAAAACTTGATGATTTATCTTTGCTGAAAAGAGGCTTGTATCCGCTTTTCCGCTCAGTTCTTCTTGAGAAATGTTGGGATAATAAAGGCTTTGTCTCTGTCGGTATGTGTACTAGTGCCTCTATTGCTTATACTATCGGCTACATTGTTTCAAAAGATAAAAAGACTGTGTTTAAATGTCAGTCTCAAGGACTTGGATCCAAATATTTTTCAAAGTTGGAAGATCGTTATTCTATTGGCCTTGGTTATGGTCGTGAAGTTACTATTTCGCTTCCTCGCTATCTTAAAGAGAAATATGGTCTTAAGTATTTGTATGATAAAGAGACTCAAAGTCTCATTTGGAACAATAAAGTCGTTGGTTCCGGATTATCTGAAGAGGATTACAGAGATCTCTCAGAGTTTTTGTCCTCCGCTAATTTGTCTAAACGCGTTATTTAGTTTATTTATTAGCCGAAAGTTTTCCACGGAGTAAACTTGAATGCTGGAGTAAACTTTTCGATTATGCGAGAGGTGTGCTGGTCCGATGAGGCGTGTTTTCAATAAAGGTACCTGTTGGAAGCCCAGCGCAATAAAAATCCGTATCCGTTATCCGTATCCGTTATCGTGCGTGCGCGATGATGATATTTTTAAAACAACAACGCGCGTGCGCGTGTCTTTATCTTCCCATCCGTTTCCAAAGTTTTTAATAGTAATAGCGCTGGAAAAGCTTTCAATAGGGATGTTTGTTGTAAACCCCTCAGAGGATTAGTATCCTCGTAGCCTATGAGAAAAGTTTTCCTAGTGTGAGAGTTTTCCTGTGGTAAACTTGAGGATTACTCGTATATTCATTTTATTACGCGTTTCAAATAAAAAGGCTTCCCCTGGAAGCCCTATTGGAACCCTGTTCCTAGCATCCATTATTTACACTCCACTCGTTAAAGTCAACGAATTTTTCTTTGCATTCTATGCATTTGTCCACATATTCATCGTATTTTCTCAGTAAATCTTCGAATGTGTTCACCAAAATCTGCTGATTCTCCAACATCAATTCCTCTTCGGAATCCTTTTCGGCTTGCTTGTTTATTTCAAAAGTAAAATATTTGTCCTTATGCCTTTCGAAGAATTTTATCTTGTCCCTCGCAACGAATTTTATCCAACCAGATAGAGTCATTCCCATTGCTTTAGCGCATTTGGTCATTTGCTCATGTAGAGTAGGATCCAGTGATATGTTTATTCTCTTGTACATTTACTTGTCCTCTTCGCCTGGGAAATTTTTATATTGCATATTTAAAACCATGCAGTGTACTTTTCTTTTTATAATTTCATAGTCTTGTATGCTTCTACCGTAAGGAAAATGTTTCTTGTAATTTTCTATCAATTCCCCTAACGCAATTTCAATTTTTTGTAATTCTAGTTTGTTTAATTCCATTTTTTAACTCCTTACACAAGCTTACGCAATTATTGTATAAAAAAACTACACAAAAAATCAATAAAGAAAAAAGAAGCAAAAAAGAAATCTTTGGATATTTTAACAAAACGAGATTTAACCTCACGCGCATGCGCCTATTATCTTGAATTTTTTTTTTTTTTTGTCAAAATAAAATGGCAGAGGTATCTATTATGGATAAGTATTCTTTAGATTTATTCCTTCAGTTCTTCCAGGACAATTACCAACTTTTGTGCGCAATATGCACCTTTATTTTATCATGCGTTGCCCTGGTAACCGGACTTCGCAACAAAAAAACCTTGAGCAGCACCGAAGTTCAAAAATCTTTGAAAGACATCCACGAGTCCATTCCTGTTATCGCCTCTGGTTTATCTGTGCTTTTGGCTCAGAAGAAAGGTAATTTAGAAAATGAGAATGAAAGTCTCAAAGAGAGCGGCAAAGAAAATGAGAATGAAAACCTCAAAGGTTAGATCTCTTAATTATGCCACCCCACGTGGAGGTGTCAGACAATGATTAGATCCGTTTACTATGTTTATGATGTTGTCGCAAAGCAGGTCGCAAGTACTTTGATTTTATCCGACAATGACGATGTCCTTGTTCGTGATTTCAAAGATTCAAAGCTTCCGGATGTCATGGAACATCATCCTGAGGATTTCGACTTAATTAAAATCGGTGTCCTTGATACTGAAACAGGTATTCTTCAAAGTTTAAAACCTGAGTTGGTTGTTCATTTAGGAGCTATCAAAAATGGAAAAGAATGAGAAAATTCCTCAATATGGCGATCCTAAATATGTCTTCACTTTAGGCTGGCACGACATCAATTTGCGTGATTATCTCGTTGTTACTGATTATAAGCTTAAATCAGAGGTCATGAATGCCAGGGCAAAAGGTACTACCGTTTACGAGTTAATCGACTTATACGGTGGTGTCGATAATGTTTCTGAGGCATTCAGCGCCAAAAATGAGGCCTCCCTTTATGGCGACGGTACTTTGTATCCTGAATTTGGCAATGATGAGAGCTATGCGGCTGCCCTTCTTGATCTTCAGTCTCAGATCGATAGATTAAAAGCCGCCAATAATACAATAACCGCTGAAGAAAAAGGCGGTGCGGAGGAAAAATAATGTCTGATATGTTACATGACTTTGGCGTAAACAAAGTCGAAAAACTTAAGAGATCTCGTTGGAATTTCCCTATGTCCAACCTTACAAACTTTAGACAGGGTGCGCTTATTCCGTTTGGTTGGTGTCCTGTCATCCCTAGCGAAATCATTTCCTGCAATTTGCAGTCTTTAATCCGTTTGGCTCTTACTTTCGCAAAACCTACCATGGGCGATATGTATTTTACCTATGGCGCTTATTTCGTTCCTTATAGAATCCTTCTTAAGGATTATGAGCAGATGTTTGGCGATGGTAAGCCTTCTGAATGGTCCAACCCTACCGAGTATGTGCTTCCTTCTATTGGTTATGTTGCGCAAGGTGTTACAACTGAAATTTCTTCGACATCTGGATATGATGCCTATGTTTATCAACGTGGGTCTATCAACACTTCCGGCTATGTTTTCTCTAAGCCTGGCAATTTGGCTAACTATCTCGGTTTGCCTGAGACTGTTTCAAACACAAGCAACATCGATGTCCTTCAGGTCGATATGGCTCCTTTTGCAGCCTATGAGCGCATTTGGTCCGATTTCTGGCGCGATGAGAATTATCAAAACGAGGATCCTGATTTAGAAAAAGTCAAGGCTATGGTTCCTGGTACTGCCTCTGCTAGAACTAATGTCCGTTTCCATTTGCATTATGCAAATAGATTCCATGACTATTTTACAAGCTTGCTACCTGCCCCTCAAAAGGGCCCTGCTGTATCAGCTTTCAGTAGTCTTATCACCTTGCCTGATCTTTATACGGTCGGTACTTCTAGCAACCCTAGTATTTTAGGCGATTTCTCAAAGAATCCTATCAATGCAAACCTCGCCACTTCCGGCGGCGGCAAAATGGGTTTCAATACATCCAGCACTCCGACTGTCAATACCCAGGTCGGCTCGACCAACTTAGGTGTCGATATTGGAGTAGATCAGCTTAGAAGCTGTTTCGCCCTTCAAAGAGCCCGTGAGAGAAATGCCCGTTGCGGCTCTCGTTTCGTTGAGGCCATGCTTGGCACTTTTGAAGCTCATCTTCCTAACTCGGTTGCACAGAAGGCTGAATTCCTTGGCGGCAACACAATTAGACTTAACCAAACGACGGTTCCATCCACTACCGAGAATCCTGGTAAGCTTGGCGCTTATTCTGCCACCGGTGGTAATCAGTCCGTTTTCGTTAAGACTTTTAACGAGCCTGGCATTCTTATGTTCGTTGGCTGCGTTCGTATCAAACACCATTACGCTTATGGTATAAGTCCATTCTGGCAGAAATTCCGTAGATATGATTCTTATGATCCTGCGTTTGCT